CCCGTGGAGCTGCTGACCCAGCGGGCCGCGACCTTCGGGGACCAGCAATTGGACAGCCGCAGTTCCACCCCGACGATTAAGGGCGCGAGTCGCATCGAAACCGGGTTCCTGGCGGGCGACCGCCGCCGGTATTACGTGGCCTGTCCGCACTGCGGCCACGCGCAGTTCCTGCGATGGTCACAGGTGGATTGGACGGGCCGCCGCTCCACGGATGTGGAGGACTTCGAGGAGGACCTGGCGGACATCGACAGCCACGAACCGGACAGCGCGCGCTACCGCTGCGCCGACCCGGAATGCGGCGCCCTGTGGAGCGATGGCGAACGCATCGCGGCGGTGCGCAATGCCGAACGCCTGGGCCACGGGTGGAAAGCAGAACGCCCATTCAAGGGGCACGCATCCTTCCACGCGCCTGAAATGCTTTCAACGTTCCGCCGCATGCGGGACATCGTGCGTTCCTACCTGTCCAAAATCGAGGCGGGGGACATGCAATCCTTCGTGAACGTCAGCCTGGGGGAAACCTTCGAGGAGACAGGCGAAAAGGCGGACCCGGACGGCCTGATGGGCCGGCGCGAGGAGTACCGGGCGGACGCACCCATGGGCGTGCTGTTCATTACCTGCGGCATCGACATGCAACAGGACCGCCTGGAGCTGGAAATTGTGGGCTGGGGACGGGGCGAGGAATCATGGTCCCTGGACTACCGGGTGTTGTGGGGCGACCCGCTGGGCGACGATGTATGGTCCGACCTGGACGACGTGCTGGCCGAAACCTTCACGCATGAGTCCGGCGCCGTCCTGCCCATCGGCGCGGCCTGCCTGGACACCGGGGGCACCGCGAAGCAAGGCGCCAGCTACACCCAGCGCGCCTATGAGTACCTGAAGGGCAAGACGGGCCGGCGCCTGTTCGGCACAAAGGGCGTGGGCGGGTGGGGTCGCCCCATCGTGGAAAAAGGCCTGAAGAAACAAAGCGGCAAGGCGTCCCGGAAAGTGGACCTGTTCCTGGTGGGCGCCGATGAATCAAAGCTGGTGGTGATGCGCCGCCTGGCGCAGACAGTCAAGGGGCCAGGCTACTGCCATTTTCCGCTGGACCGTGGCCTGGACTACTTCAAAGGCCTGACGGCCGAAAAGCTGGTGCTGCGGTACGTGAAGGGCTTTCCCGTGCGCGAGTGGCACAAGCCTGACAAGGCGCGAAACGAGCCGGTGGACTGCCGATCCCTGGCGCTGGCCGCCCTGAAGATCATTCAACCATCGTTTAAACGCATCGCGGAACGACTGGGCGTCAAGGCCGACGACCAGGCCGACCAGGCCGACCAGGCGGAGACTGAAACCATTTCAGAACCTGTCCAACAGCCACCCAGGAAGGCGCCAAAACCCACGATCCGGCCCAAGGAAAACGCCCCGGTGGCCCCGCCGACGAAGCCCGCCGAAACTGCGCGGACTAAACGGCCTGCCAGGCCCACCGCACGGCGGCGGGGTGGCTGGGCCACAAACTGGTAAGCCATCCTGTGGACAGTATTTTTCCGAGCCGCATAACGGCGGGATTCACGTTCCGGCGCCTGGTTACGCAAACCGCGTATCCGGCGCCGGACTGGGTGCTGTCCGTTGTCCTGCGGGGTCCGCGCGCCATCACCCTGACGGCCACGCCCGAGGGCACCCAGCACCGCCTGGAGGCACTGCCTGCCGCCACCCGCGAATGGCTGGGCGGCGCCTACGCCTACAGCGTTCGCGCCACGTCCGCCGATGGCGCCGATGTGGTGGAGCTGGAGCGCGGCAGCTGCCAGGTGGACGCCGGCCTGGACGGCCTGGAGGATGGCCACGATGCCCGGAGCCATGCGCGCAAGGTCCTGGACAGCATCAATGCAGTGATCGAGAAGCGGGCCACCCAGGACCAGGCGCGATACGTCATCAATAACCGCGAGCTGGAGCGCACGCCCATTGCCGACCTTCTGTTGCTGCGTGATCGATACGCGGCGATGGTTCGGCAAGAGGAGGCGGGGGCCAGCGGGCGTTCCTTGTGGGGGCCTGCTGTGCGGGTGCGTCTGTAATGTTCGGATTCAGTTTCTCGCGCACGAAGGCGCAGCCCATCGAGGCACCCACCCCGCTGCACCAGCGGCCGACCCGCGCCTATCGCGCCGTCCGCTCCGCCGTGCGCTCCATGTTCGCAGGCGCCGGCACGAACCGCACCGACAGCACCGCCCCCAGCAATCCGCTGACGGCGGACCAGGTGGTGATGAAGGAACAGCGCATTCTGGTGGCCCGTTCCCGCCACCAGGCCGCGAACAGCGACTATGCAAAGGCCTTCCTTCGCCTTTGCCGCCAGAACATCGTGGGGCCGCAGGGCATCACCCTGGTGGGCCAGGTGATGACCGGCAAAGGAACCCTGGACATCGCCACAAACGAAGCCCTGGAGTGGGCGTGGAGCGAATGGAGCAAGGCCGAGAACTGCGACGTGAAGGGGCGCCAGTCCCTGCGCGATATCGAGCTGGCATGCGTCAACGGCGCGGCCACGGACGGGGAATTCATGGTGCGCCTGGTGTGGGGCGAGGCCGGCGGCGATGCTGGCCCGTGGGGGTTCTGCCTTCAGACCATGGACCCCGTGCGCTGCCCGGTGGACCTGAACGTGGAACGCCCCCAGGGCGGCGGGTTCATTCGCCACGGAATCCATTTCAATCAATACGGGCGCCCGCTGGGGTACTACTTCACCACCACGAACGAGGCGGACGAAGCGTTTTTCTACGGGGGCAAGGCCTACCACCGCATCCCGGCGGAAGAAATGCTGCATGGGTTCCGTGAGGACATGGTGGGCCAAAAGCGTGGATTCCCCTGGATGTCCACCGGCCTGAACCGCATGCGCCACCTGACTGGCCTTGAGGACGCGGCGGTGATTGCCGCCCGCATCGGCGCATCGCAAATGGGCTTTGTCCAATGGAAAGAGGGCTTCGGGCCGCGCCTGGAGGACGGCGAGGAGGTTCCCGAATATGAGGCGGAGGCCGGCACGTTCCAGACCCTGCCCGAAGGCGCCGAGCTGAAGGAATGGAAACCGAACTACCCCAGCGGCGAGTTCGCGCCCTTCGCAAAGCATTTGCTGCGCGGCGCTGCCGCCGGGTTCGGCGTGCCATACAACGAGCTGGCCGCCGACCTTGAGGGCGTCAACTTTTCGAGCATCCGCCAGGGCACCCTGGACAGCCGCGAGAACTGGAAAGACCTTCAGCAATGGCTGATGGAACAGCTGATGTCCCGCGTCTATGCCCAGTGGCTGCCGCGCGCCCTGCTGTCGGGCCGTATCAAGGTTCGCGGCAAACCGCTGGCCGCCACCACGGTGGAGCGCCTGCGCGCCATCGCCTGGCAGGGCCGGCGCTGGCAGTGGATTGACCCGCGCGCCGATGTGGACGCGGCGGTGGAGTCGAAAAACAACATGCTGGCCAGCCCTGGCGAAATCATCCGCGAGCAAGGCAAGGACCCGCTGGCCGTTTGGAAGGCAACCGCGCGGGACCTGCGTTCCATGGTGGACACCCTGGTGAACGAAGGATTCCCCGATGACAAGGCCATGGAACTGGTGATGTTGTCCATGGGCAAGCAACCCGAAAAACCCCAGCCGAAACCGGCAGAGAAGAAAGAACCTGCAAATGCGTAAATCCATCGTCGCCCTGGCCGCCCTGGCGCTGGCCGCTGCCGCCCGCCCCACCCAGCCCGCCCCACCGCCCCAGGGCCGCGACCTTTCCCGCCACCTGGTGGGCATGGAGCTGAAGCGCGACGCCAGCGGCCTGGCAGCGCGCGGCCTGTCCGTCGAGCAATTGAACGGCAAGGGCTACGGCCAGCGCGCGCTGGAAGTCCGCGAATTCGACGCCGAGAAACGCACCGTGGAAGTGGCGTTTTCGAGTGAGTACGCCGAAGGCGAACGCTGGTTTGGAATCGAAATCCTGGACCACTCCCCTGGCGCCATCGAGCTGGGCCGCCTGCGCGACGGCGGCGCCCTGCTGATGGACCACCGATCCACGGACCAGATTGGCGTGGTGGAGTCCGTCAAGGTGGGGGACGACCGCGTGGCCCGCGCCGTGGTGCGATTCAGCCGCAGTGCGCGCGCCCAGGAAATTTTCCAGGACGTGCAAGACGGCATCCGCAAACACATTTCCGTGGGCTATCGAATCCTGGAGGCGAAGCTGGAAACCATCCGGGACGATGACGTGGATGTGTACCGGGTGACGAAGTGGGAGCCCTACGAAATTTCGTTCGTAGCGATCCCCTTTGACCCCACCGTGGGCGTGGGGCGTGGCCTGGAAAACGCCCCGGTGGAACCGCTCGCAAATGGAAATCAGAATCCCGCCAACAGTAAACAAACCCGCTCGCAAAGCGCACCTGAAACCATGGAAAAAATTCTTCGCGATGCCACCGGCAACCTGGTGCGCGCACAAGTGGACGAACAAGGCAACATCCTGAAGGTGTTGGAAGTTCTGGAGCGCGCTGGCGAAGCCCAGACGCAAGCGGCCAGCCGCGCGCTGGACGTGGAGCGCAAGCGCGGCGCCGACATCCTGGCCATGGGCGAGTCCTACGGCTGTGCCGAGCAAGCCCGCAAGGCCGTGGCCGATGGCACCAGCGTGGCGGACTTCACGCGCATCGCCCTGGAGGCTGTCAACGCACGCGGCGGCAAACCGCTGGGCGAGCGCAAGGAAATTCAGGTGGACAAGGACGGTATCGGCATGTCCGGTTCCGAAGTCCGCCGCTATTCGCTGTTCAAGGCCATGCGCGTCCTGGCGAACCCCACCGATGGCGCCATCCGCAACGATGCCGCTTTCGAAATCGAGTGCAGCGCCGCCGCCGAAAAGCACATGGGCAAGACTTCGCGCGGCCTGATGGTCCCGGACGATGTGCTGCGCGCATTCAACGCGGGCGGCATGGCCAACACCCCGGCCGGCGCAACCTCGGGCGCGAACCTGGTTCAGACCACGAACGATCCCAATTCGTTCATCGGCATGCTGCGCAACCGTACCACCATCCTGCGCCTGGCGCGCGTGATGGCTGGCCTGGTGGGTGACGTGGAAATCAGCAAGCAAACCGGCGGCGCCACCGCTGGCTGGATCGGTGAAGGCGGCGAAGGCCCCGAGGGAACGCCGACCATCGGCCAGCTGGGCCTGGCGATGAAAACCGTTTCCGCCTGGACGGACGTTTCCCGCAAGCTGATGAAGCAATCGACGCCCGACGCCGAAGGCATCGTGCGCGAAGACCTGGTGAACGCCATCGGCCAGGCCATCGACTATGCGGGCTACTACGGTTCCGGCAGCGCGAACCAGCCGCGCGGCCTGAAGAACTACGTTGGAATCAACGCGGTTGACTTCGCGGCCATCCAGCCGACCTACCCCGAAATCGTGGCGATGGAAACCGCCATCGCGGCCGACAATGCGGACGTGAACAGCATGGCCTACGTGCTGAACGCGGTGGGTCGCGGCGCCATGAAGACTTCGCAAAAGTTCTCGGGCACGAACGGCGCCCCCATTTGGGAGCAGGGCAACACCCTGAACGGCTACCGCACCGAAGTGACGAACCAGGTTGCAACCGGGGATTATTTCTTCGGCAACTTCGCGGACCTGGTGGTGGGTATGTGGGGCGGCCTGGACCTGATGGTGGACCCCTACAGCCTTTCGAAGTCC